TTTTTCTTGCCGCCGTTTTTTGCTTTCTTGGCAACAGCATTACCACTATTCTGTTTAGCGTTTTGCTTTGCAGTTGCAACAGACTTTTTGTTCTTAGCTTTTGCCATGATTAAACTCCACGGAAGAGATTACGGCGAGCACGTAAATCAAGGATAGCTTTACGAATGTCTGGGCTATCTCCCATCTCACCACGTTCTAAAGAACGCAGTAAAATGTCATCATCTTTATTCCACTGATCAGCAGGATACTCTTGCATTGCTACAAGAGGTTCTTTTGTTTCTGTGTTTAACAAGTCTCCTGCAAATCTCATGGAAAGTACTGACCTGTGTAGTTTTTATTCTAAAGGAACCAAGTACAGTTACCTGCTAATCTCTTCCCAATCCATGGATGCGTAGATGTCTGCGCCAGCAACATCAGATGCTACGGCTAAGGTTATCTCATACGAAGTTCCAGTTAAACCATTACGTTCTAACTGGAATGAGAATAGCGCTTCTTTCAGAATGTCAACAGCTTGACTTCCTTGGTTTGACCCATTGGTAAAACCAGAGGCAAGGATTCGACCACCTGCAAGGCTTGCTCCTGTTCGGTTGTATTCCACAGCTGAGTTGACGCCTGCACTAACCCAAGTGCCACCAGTGGTTGTAGTGCTTGCAATAACTTGCCAGTTATAGTTGGCGTTATTGCTAATCCCCATGATCGATAATGCAGTGAGGATTACAATTCCATCTAAAAAATTAGGAGATGTTTTTAAACGTAAAGAAATTATTGGGTAGTAAGTGTTGACAGTTGTTAAATCTCTTGGAGATCCAATTGGAGTTTCAATAGATTGTTGTAAACCACGTAGTTCATAACCACCTTCTGAAATTACAGTAGAACAAACTTGCTTTAATGTGCTAGAGGTAGTAGTTGTTCCTGTATTTTCAATCTCATAACGAAGAGGTAAGGATGCAGTAGTGATGTAAGTACTTGTCAACATTCCAATTAGATTGAGTGATTACTGATTCGGTTACGGCTCCAGTAACTAAACTTCTTTCAACAAAAGAAACACTACTGGCACCTGTTCCATCAACTTGAAAATAGATCCCATTGTCTGCACCGTAGTAACCACAACGTTGCCTAAGGTTAACTTTAGGAGCATTAAATGTAAAAGTATTTAGAACAAGTAATGATTTACCAGGCTGATAAGAAAATACTTTTGTTGTTTCACGAATGACTTTAGAACCAGAGGTAGTGGTTACGTTCAGGTTAACCAGTCCTTCATTGGCGCTGAACACTGCAGCACCACCTGATGCTGTTTGTGTTTCCCACAGACCATTATCTTTATAACGGTGGCTGGAATCAAATAGGGTTAAAGGAGTGGAAACCCGTTGCCTGCCAAAAGCATCTACAGCTGTAGATGTTGTACCACTTGCAGTGCTTTGAGAAAGGCTTACATTGAGTGGACGTGTTCCCCAGTTTCTTACTTCTACAACTTCATATCTATTTAGATCATCGGCTTCAATTACGGTTGCCATTGCTCAACGTGCAGAGTAGCTCAATGTCACAACAGCTGCGGTGCCGCCGGACTCGCTCAGGAAGTTGCCACGAATAAACTTCATCGGGCAACCAGTAATATTGTAGACGTAAGTTCCGTTAGCTGTGATTGTATTTGAAATCAGTGGACCATAGTTGGTTCCATCAATACTGCCATCCAAACGGACAACAACATTGGTATTAATGTTTGTGACAGTTGCTACCAAAGCGTAGTCACACGTTGAAAAGTAATTGTTTTCATAAACAGCTACAGCCGTGGTGAGGCCAGGGGCTGTCAGCGCTGGTGCATTAAAAAACAGAGTGTCCTGGAAGTACGTGACCACGTTTTTTTAATCTTATTTTCCTATTGCAATTCTAGGGGAACTGAGTACAGTGCCTCTGGTGCCTACCTTTTCATGGAACCCCAACGCATCCGCGACATCAAAGCCTCCCTTTACGACATGTCAATGGAGGAACTCCAGGACATGAGTGACGATCTCGGTGATCTCATCTCAGTCTTAATTACACGCCAGGTTGCCATTGAAGATGCCATCTTGGATCGTCCATGCTGAAGTTAATGCTGTTACAACAGCTGCACTTCATGGCATCAGTACTGAAGGAGCTACTGCTTATGTCACTTTCAATCCATGCTCTCGCTGTGCTGCTGTACTGCTTAACGCTGGTATTGATTCCGTCTATAGCTACGCAGGTGCCGACATCCCTAACCGTTGGTTAGAAAACTTCATACTTGCCAGCAGGCTTTTTGCTGAAGCTGAAGTAAAGTACGACACCATTGATCCTGACTCCTACCCAGAAGAATCATGAACAACTTACTTGCCACTGGTATTTATGCTGGTGAAAAATTCATGGATAATGGTTTGCGTTTTGTGCAAATCAATCTTCCTAAAGTTGGTAATTCTGGTGCACAAGTTCCGTTACTTGTTGTACCAAATAAAGCGGCTGGTGAAACTTTTGATGTGTTCCAACCAGGAGCATCATTGTTAGTTGGTGGTCGGTTGTATCCTAACCGTCAAGACTACAAGATGTACTTGGTTCCTAATCAAGTGTTTCAAATTGCACCGCCCAACTTAACTGTTAATCAAGTTAATCTTGCTGGTGGTGTTGGTTTTATTCCTGAACAGAACCGTGAGGATCTGTTTACTTTCTCGCTGATGTGCTCGGCGCCAGCGCAGCAGATCCTTGGTCACACCTGGGATGACAGCCTGGCATTCCGCATGGAAGCATGGGGTGATGATGCCAAGCGCATGACCACAAACCTCCACGTGGGGCGGCAGATTGCTGTGACTGGTGTGCTTCGGTACAACACCTGGACAACACAGGACGGTCAGCAACGCGGCATGTACCAGGTCCGCGTTAAGAGCGGGAGCTACGCCTTCTTTGGTAAGAACAAAAAGAAGGAGGAGCAGAACGAGCTACGGGCAGTCAACAGCGGTAATCGGTTTGAGTCTCCAGCAGCTGTAACTGCTGAGCCTTATCAGTCTGCTGTGCAGTTGCCTCCACTGCAACAGGATGTGCCAGCTGGCATCAGCACCGATGACGTACCTTTTTGATAAGAAAAAGTTATCAGTAACAATGGATTGAATTGCTCGACCTTAGCTAAGGTAGGGGAGCGAAGAACCGATGGGTTGTAGGTCATTCCTACAACTCTTTCATCCTCAGGTCAGCACCAGTGGACCAGCTCACTGTGTAGGTGCAACTCCTGCTCTGAGGACCATCCAAACGCACTGAACGTAATGTCTGTACTGAACCGCTACCTCAACACTGAGAAGTACCAGGGTGTCCTGCGTGACTTCTGCAACTGCCAAATCCTAAATGACAAGAGCCAATGTGGCCTCTTTCTGAAGGATACGGTGCTTGCCCGTATTGGGTGGACTGGTACTCCTGATCAATTTCCTGATGCTGAGGAGTATGAGCACACCTATAACAACGGTGATAGCAACAAAGGAATCTTCTTTAAGACTCCTCGCATGGTAGTCCTGCACTGCGGTTTCAGGAAAGATGTCACCTTTATCGAGAACTCCGAGAAGGGTGGCATTGAAGGAATCTATCCCCGTGATTCGTTTCTTTATGACGATTGGCAGGAAAAGAATCCCAACAAGCCTTCGCCTTACAAGCGTCGTCGCCTTGTTCTGATCTTCCTTGTCGATGAAAAGGGCACACCGGTTCATAAGAAACCGCTGCTCCTTTCAATCCACGGTGGCGCTTCCAACCTGTTTACCGATGCCTATGGCACTTTCATCGAGCAGCTGGAGTCTGCATTTGCTGAATTTGCTGGTCTGAAAGGTGGCGCTGGGTTTGACCCGAAGCAAGCTGCTGCTGCAATCTTTACTCCTACTTTTGGTTCTCAGCTTTACGGCGAGAGCAACAAGAGCTGGATTGCATTCCCCAAGCAATGGGTTGTCCCCACGGTCAAGAACATCGAATCCTTCTTCCCTAAGGGAGAAGATGATATTGATTTCATTGAGGAAGTGTGGGAGACCTGCCCGCCTGAAGTGTATGCCAAGTCCTTCTTCCAGCAATGTGAGAAGGAAATTGGTTACCACGCCATTAAGCCTGGCCTTGATTTCTCGCTTCCTCCTGTTGAGTCGTCCGGCTCCAGTGCTCGTGTGCTGACAGGCGCACGGGATCCTGAAACCGGTGAGATCGAGCTTTGATCTAGACTGCTCTTGGAATGTTTAGCCGCTCCCTCGGGGGCGGTTTTTTATTCTTCGTAGTAGGTCTTGATCACATCAGCTTCCAGGTTGGCAAGCCGTGCAACCAAACTTCTAATGATGGCTTGGCGGTGTACAGCTAGTTGAAGAAGCTTTAATGCACCTGCTCTTAAAACTTCTGGATCTTTAGCTGCTTCTAGTTCCTTTGTAATCTTTGCCATGAGGAATTCATCTTCTAAAGAAAGATTGAAATCATCAGGACTGAACTTAAATTCAATTAGTTCAAAGCCAGACATATTGACATGGCATAATGTTCAGTCTAAACATTCAACATTTAGTGTCAAGTAACTATTGTTACTGTGCTTGACACCACAGGCTAAGAACCTAGACTGGCACTGGCTTCTGAGCTCTCAGCTACAATGGCAAAGAAATCCTTAACGGGCGCAATGCACAAAGAGTCCGTGCCTAAGCGGACCTCCATTGGCCATGGCCGGCGGAAACGTGGCTCGTTTAAGAACAGCAAAAAGTACAGAGGACAAGGTAAAGGTTGATGCGTCGAACAATGTCTAGCTCTTCTTCCAACTCCAGTGGGATTGGTTTTGTTGGGATGCTTCAAATCCTTTTTATTGGATTGAAGCTTACTAACTTCATTGCTTGGCCTTGGTGGCAGGTTTTGCTGCCAACTATTATTAGTTTTTCCATTCTTATTATTTGCTTAATTATTGTTGCTATCATTCTTTTCTTCAAAGATAAATAGTAATTAGTTAACCGACCTGGAGGATGTCGTTAAAAGCCTCATGCACACACCACCTGACCGTAATGACCGTAACCGAAGCGCTGCTTTCTGATGCTCAGCGTCTTGTGTATGGACGCAGAAGAATTGTTGATACGCTCTACCAAGAAGATCCTGATAAGTTCAAGGTTCTACAAGCAACTGATATTCAATCCATTTCACTCCAAGATGATCTGGTTTGTTTAGATCTTGCAGACACCCAACTCTATATAGAGAGGGCAAAAATTCTCAAAAATTTTTGGGAGCACAGAACACGTACACCCTCCTACTTTGATTACAAGGTTTGGAGCCAAGCATTAAGCAGCCGTCCTTGGAATGGTACGCCTGTTGCAGCTTTAGATTACGGTCCATCTTCCACAATGGATGCGCTTCAGCCGTTGCTTGGACGTGCTCCACGCATCCAAACTGATAAAGATGGAGTACAGAAGTTGTACTTTGTCATGGAGAAAGAGGAGATGTGTAGCTGTGAATCTTGGAACCAGCTGCATACTCATCGCCAGGAATTTTCTGATGAGTTCTCTACTTATACGGACATTCAATTCAAACCTATTTGTAAACATCTTCAGTGGTGTTCTGCCAACATGATGCTTCATGCCATTCGGTTTGAAGCCAGGCAAGGGGAGAAGGAATACAATCCACGGATCTGCGTCTATTATTTTGATCACCGTCGTGGTTTGTTGCTTTATCGCGTTACCTATGACGGTGTAAAGACTGGTGGTCAGTGGTTACCTGTCAGTGGTTGGAAAGAGAAAGCTGTTTATGACAACAATCACATGCCAACTGGCGCATGTTGGCAGGTGTTTACTGATGCCTTAACGCAAGATCCGCCTTTTAAACTCTCTCCTTATTCGCAAAGTCTTGGTGCTCTGATGAATAGCACCCGTTCTAAGCAGTCCTGATTGCACACTACCGCATTACTCACCATGGCCGACAAACTCAGCCTCATTCAAATTGCTGAATCCATTCAGCACATCGGTTTCCTCAAGGATATGCCTGACATTCCTGAGGATGAACGGGCTTTACTGGAGCAACACCTTCATGATCTGGCTTCTCGCCAGGAATCTAAATTTGATGCCATCATTGGCATGATTAAAAAGTGCGATGCTTACATCGATGCATTGCAAACAGAGATGGATGAGATTAAAGCAAACCTAGAAGCTTGGAAAAAGAATCGAGAAAAGATGGTTTCTATTGTTAAGTTTGCTTATCAGCAGAACCTCATTGATAACAAACCAACTGGTGTCAAGTATCAAGCCACAATTAGAAAGGTTAAACCACGTCTTGTGGATAACTTTGAACACTGGGAAGAGGAAGATAGAACTGAGTTTGGTTTGCGTAAGACTACAACAGTAACGCGCATTAAAGACAACACTGTTGTAGATGTAAAGCAAGAGGATATTCCAGATAAAGATCGTGTTAGAGAAGCCCTTGCTACTGACGACGGTTCAGCGCCAGTGGCTGCTCAGCTCGTTCCTGGATTTTCTTTTGTTTATGAGCGCCGCAAAAGGTTGACAACGTGATAAACTAAATGAGTTCCCCCTCTCTTTTCGATGGGGCTCAGTTGGCCGCTGATGCGCCGGGGACCGATTCGGCAAGCGCGAAGGCTGGGTGACTCGTTAGGCAGATAGCCTAGAAGGAGAGCCCAAGATAGAGGTGCAGTCCCTGTCTGGATACGCCTGGTTAACTCATAGCCCGATTGTCGGTAAGCCAGTCACACTGCATCCATCTATCCCTTAGGGTGTAACAAGGAACGTTGCATTAAACAAAAGATCCCCTCGGCCGCATCGTAGATTCACCGTTAAGTTTGTGGTAACACAGCCCTAGCGATGGTCGGTGAACGTAGGCGGACATCCTTGCCCTCGGTTCAGGCGGCGTCCGATAACGTCGCCCCACCACCCAGTCCGAGCCAATTGGATAGGACGGCTACTGCTGCTGCAGGGCGATGCGGGTTCGAATCCCGTCTGGGTGCTATGAAACCTCGTTACTTGTGGCACCTGTGGGCAAAAGCCCTTGGAGAAAAAACAGGACGCACTGCCTCTGAAGCTGATCAAGTTGCTGTTATCCGCTCCATAATTTTCTTTACTTATTTCTTAACCAACTGTTTCATTGTGGCTGGTGTTATTCGCCACTGGAACAATTGAGTCTCAAATAAGACTTAACACTTTCTCCCTACCCTCCCTAGTCACCAACAAAAGAATCCGCTAATCTTGGTCCGGCCTCCCGCTTGCACATGACTGAGTTTTACTACAAGGATTACGACGATTACTTTGAGATTTTTGTTGAGCATTCTAAAAAGATTGCTGAAATGATGTCACAACTCAACTACCAAATTACTGAGTTTGGTTTAGAGCCAGTGTCTAGCTACAAGTTGTTTCGCATGACACTGGATTTGCTTTATCATGCAGATCAAACTTATAAGATTGAGAAAGATATTCCTAACAAATATGACCTGTTAGCTTTCCCTTCTTCCAATGAAATGCTTAATTCAATGCGATCTGTCCTTAAGGAAGAACTTGATCGGTACTTGGGATCTAGCGATGCAACCAACCAATGAAACAACCAAGTCCTGGTTCTGTGATGTTGATGAGGATGGTGTTCTCACCTTCCCCGATGAACTCTGGCAGCTCCTGGGCTGGAAAGAAGGAGATGAAATTGAATTTGTTGATCAAGAAGATGGTTCATTTATTCTTCGAAAAGTAGAGGAAGATGATCAAGATAGTTAAAGATAAGTTAATTCGTAGGTTGAATGTACACCTGGTGTCTCACATTGGGGCACCAGAGTCTTCAACTGATTGGGTTAACGGTTATCAACAAGCTATCAACGATGTTGAAAAGTTTCTTGCTCAACTTGAAGTTTACGAACCTTACACAGAATGCGACTCTCAGAACTGATTAATCAGCTGCAACGCTTGCATGATCTGTATCCACAGATTGATCCTCATGTTTTAGTAACTGAAACAGCTTATTCTTCATGGGATATTAATAAAACAGATCCTCAATTTTTTTGTCGAGAGTTTAATCCAACTTGTTTTGAAATCAGAACAGTTGTACATCTTCCATCAGAAAGTTTGTTCTCTGAAAGAGGTCCCTATGTAAATATCTTCTATGAAGGAGATGTTATTCACAGCCCAGAAGACTTCTGGAAAAACAATCACTTTGAACAACATGCAAACAAACAATCTGGATGCACTGATTCAAGCAGCTGCACAACAACAGACACAGGAACTAAGATGGATACATAACGTTTATCAGCAACGTCTTAAAGATTTGATGGAGATGAATGAACGTTATCAAGAATATCTTTTAAGCAAAGATGCCAATTTACGCAATGGTTGATCTCCAGCAACCTGATTGGGTTTGCCGTGAGTGTGGCCGCCAGTGGGGGCTCTGGTGGGATCAAGATCGGTACAAAGGTCCTGCTAAACACTGCGCTACATTTCATTCAGGAACCTGTGGTGTCTGCAAGAAAAAAGCAGGTGTTACTGAAGCCCGTGACTATGGCTATTTAAGAGAAGGATGGCATAAACCTTTGGTAGAGTAGTTGAATATATCTTTAGTTCTAGCGTCATGAAGCAAGGGTTTATTGCTCAAAAAATTGCCGAGCGTAAAGCTGCAGCTGCTGCCAAAGAAAAAGGTGCGCCTGAGAAAAAAGAAAAAGCTAAAACTTTCTTGAAGGAAAAAGCTAAGAAGATGGCTGAAAAACCAGGTCAGCCTCCTGCTCGTAACAAGCCTAGCGCAACTAAAGAAATTATGAAGAGCAAGGCGCCAAAGGAAGAGAAAAAGAAAATGGTAATGGCCGAAGCTCGTAAAAAAGTAGGCGTTAACGAAGAAAAACGCGCTCAGTTTAAGGAACGTGCTAAGCAGTCCCAAGCTAAGCGTATGGTTGATAGACAGAAAAAATCCGGTATGAAGGGTAAAACACCTGTTGCATAATTGCACTGGGTATAAAACCTGTTAATTTAGTGCTGTAAGCTCCATTTCATATGGCTCGCAGCACTAAACAAACACGCTTTAAAGGTAAACCCTCAGAAATCTTGGACCCTGTTGAGTTCGAGGGTTATACCATTCAGTCTTTGCGCCACGGGGTAACCGGTCATGTTCTCTATCGCTATCCCAGCGAAGAGTATGACTGGGAACCCTGCTGGGGTATGGACCTTGAAACAGCTAAAAAATCTGTACTGCGCTGCAAAGACGCAGAACAACTACAATCAAAAGCATAAATAGTGTTGTCATGGGACCAGTTAAGAACGACCTGATGGATGACCTTGCATGGTCCATCTATGAGTACTTAGTTGATGAGTCAACCAAGTACGAGGGTTCTTTGCTGGTCCTCATGCCAATCACTAAGATTGCTAAACAATTTGAACGCAATCATCGGACTGTAACCAGGCGGTTAAGTGCGTTAAAAAATGAAGGGTTAATTACTCCTATCATCAAAAAAGACTATGTAACACTTTATAGTGTTGCTGATGCGGAGAGTCCCGATGAATGAACGAGAACATAACCAACTCACTGATCTCACCTTTCTACTAGGTAGCTTCACTGACAATGGCCGCTCGCTTCGATCCTTCGTGAACCACCCTCAAGAACTGGCTATCACCATCTTGGTTACTGGCTTACTGTCTAACTCCAGGTGGGCCATGGATCCTGAAGATGCCATCAAGACTGCTTTTGTGATCCATGAGCAGATTCAGAAGGAGGTTCAGAACTACCAGTCGCTCAAGTTTGTCAACAATGTTGAGAACTGCTTTCGTAAGCCGGAGTTGACAGAGGAATGAAGAAGAAACTTTCTTATGCACCTCTTTACTACTTTGATGTAGAAAGCGAGTGGGGGCACCTAAGAGTTGGTCCTCTCCTTATTCATTGGTTTAACTCCAGTACAGAGCACGATTCCTGGGGTAGCTGCGATATCACCTGGGATCTTAAGCATTCTTTTCTTTTCTGTTTCAATGAGCTGCGTCAGCGGTTTGAATTCAGTCACCGCATCATTGATCCCGACATCCGCAGGGTCATGAAGGGAGTTCAGCACTTCTAATTCCTTGCAAACACTCGGGTTTTTGCTACGTTGTAGGGACTTGAGCTGTGCTTGTGCCTGCTGTCCTGGATGAAATTTGTGCAGACGTTCGCGTTATAGAAGAACTAGAGCGCAAGATTTATACGCCGTACTCTAAAACTGCATCGTATGAGCAGTTCTTGGATTACCGCTCGGAAGGGGATACCCGATTAACCATTAATGGAAGTCGCCATTATAAGACTCCTTATGGTGCACTGCCTTCTGTTACTACTATCCTGTCTGCTACCAGTGGGAATAAGGCAGCACTTGAACGGTGGGCAAAGAAGAATCCGGGTGGACGAGAAGCTGCTGCAGCTCGTGGTACCCGTGTTCACTCCTTGATGGAGGAGTATCTGCTGGGTATCAACAAAGATCCGCAGATTGATGATGAGGAGATTGCTGCGTTTTGGTCTGGTCTTCCTGAGAAGCTGGACAAACTAGAACGTGTGATGTGGGCTGAAAATCCTGCCAACCCTGACGATTTCAGTTGGACCATGGGTGGTGACGGGATTAGTCGAGTTTGGCACCCAGGAACACACGAAACAGAAACGTGGGGCTGGGCTGGAGCACCAGATATCGTGGCAGAGTACAAAGGAAAGGTGGTTCTTGGTGACCTTAAAACCAGTAATGGCTTGTACTTCAGTCGTTGGCCAGGACCTGAAACCCTAAAGAGTGAGTATGGAATGAAGCGTGCTGGCTTCATGAAGTATCAAAAATGCATGATGCAGATGGGTGCCTACGCCATGGCGCTGGAGCACACGGTGGGTATCGTTCCAGAAATCATGATGATTTTTGTGGCTACTCGGGAACGTTCTCAGGTGTTTGCGGTGCAGGGCGGCACCATCGAGAAGTACAAGAACAAGTGGCTAGATGCCGTAAACAAGTATTACTCTGAGATTCTTCCGTCTCTTAATAAGACTGAGATTGATATGGATGTGGTCGACGGCGACGCCTGAGTGCAGGTGTCTGCCCCGTAAATTAAAGATACGAAGAAAAACGGTGGATCCTATGGGCGGTGCAGTAAAACACCGCTACGCTGGCTCCGTCGTCTTCTCCCGATCTGCAATAAAACAACGTGACGACTGCTACTCCAGAACCCAAGCCCCCGCATAAGCACCTGTCTCCAGGGCAGATCAATCTTGATTTGATTCCTGTTGATTTCCCCCTAACCCCCTTGCAGGGGAAGAAAGCTTATCTTCCTGGCTGGACTAGCGATCCTAAAACTGTTAATGAAGTTCGTAAAGAATTAGAAGAAGGTCGAGCTACTGGTGTTGGCCTGTTGTGCGGCCAATGGAGCAATGACCTTGCACTAATCTTTGTTGATGTGGATGGAGAAGATGCCATCCCCGTCATCGAAGAGCTGGGTGGTGGTCCAATTGGTGAGATCTTTCCTCCCACACTGACCATTACCAGCGGGAAACCTGGGAAGTTTCGGATGTTGTTTCGGGTGCCGCCAGAGCGCATCCAACAACTACCCGATAAAGCAACCATTAAAGTTGATAAGGCGCCATGGGAAATCCTTTGGAGGTCCCGTCAAGGTGCATTGATGGGTGCTCACCCAGATACAGCTGGATATTCCACAACACCGCATGGTGGATTTGAATATGCCAAACGGTTACCTGAAATGCCAGAGTGGCTTTATGAAGCGATTGCTCGTGCTTATCCCAGTAGCCGTTACCGCAAACGGAACTCTCCAGCAGGTGCTGTTGTTACGCAGAGCATCACACTAAACTACGATACGGACTCGAAATATCATCAAGAAACTGTTTTAGCGGAAGCTCTTGAGTACCTTTCTGCTTTATCAGAAGAACGAGCTGATGATTATGAAGAGTGGCTTGCCGTTGGCATGTCCCTCCATCAAATTGATGACTGTCTTCTAGAAGCATGGGTTGAATGGTCCTCTCAATCTGAGCATTTTGAAGACGGTGCTTGTGAACGCAAATGGTCTAGCTTTGAACGACTGCCTGGTGGTCCAAACCCTGATGGTGCCAGGGGTTTAAAGACCCTTCGGGCTAAAGCAAAAGAAGATGGTTACATTGATATGGGAGGATTTGTTGTTCCTTCCATTGATACCATCAGGAAACGGGCAGGCCTTGATGATGAAGGTGCTGCTGACCACGATGAAAGCAACCTGTTTGCTGAGATCTTTGGTGGTGCAGAGATGCCAGAAGATCTCTTTGGTGATGATGGTGAGCTAGACGTTGTTCGAATTCCAGGTCAACCATCTCTGCCAGGGGGTAAAAAGCAGAAGGGGGCAACACGTAATCCGCCTGCTTCTGAAATTGCTAACTTCATCTCACCCATGTTCAATAAGAATGGGTGGCGATATGACCCTAGGTTTGATAGGTTTATGAAGTATGACCGCCAGCGCGGTGTGTGGAATGAACAAGATCATACGAAAGATTTTAAGCATGAGGTCCAGTTTGTCCTCGGAAACGTTTCTCTCCCTGGCGGGTACACTTCTCATCTCGTTAATGATGTGTGTGCTCTGTTGGAGGGGCACCTCACCGAGTACCAATGGAATGATGATCCCTCGCGTCTTGCATTCCGTAACGGTGTCTACGATCTGGATACCAAAGAATTTTTAGAGCACGATTCAGATCACTTCATTATTTGGGGTCTGGATATTGATTACATTCCAGAGGCTGATCCAGGTCCTATTACCGAGTGGCTCTATCGCACTCAATACGGTGATGAGGCCAGGGTGAATGTACTGCGGGCATGGCTTAGGGCGTGTCTCGTGGGACGTGGTAACGAGATTCAACGCTTTTTTGAAGTGATCGGTCCAGGTGGTCGCGGTAAGTCCACCTTTGCCAACCTCTGCTGTGCCCTTGTTGGTAGTGGGAACTACGCTAGTACAACCCTCAACCAGCTGGAGCAAAGCCGCTTTGAGCTGTCCTCGATCAAGGGCAAGCGGCTGACGCTGATCAATGATTCTGAGCGTTATGGCGGTTCTGCCCAGACCTTTAAGGCGCTGACTGGCGGTGACTCGCTGCGCTACGAGGAGAAGCTGAAGCCTATTGGTGAACCATTTGTGTACACCGGTATGGTCATGGTGGTTGCTAATGAACCAATTCAAACCACGGATAACACCAGTGGTTTAAGCCGCAGGCGCTTAACAATTGAGTTCAATAGGCCCTTATATGACCGCAATAGTGAAGCCAAGGACATGATCAAGATTGAACATGGCCGGGTCTCTGGTATCTGGAAAGATTACCTGCCGGGTCTTGTGAACTGGGTTATGGAAATGGATGAGCAAACTATGAGGCAGTATCTGTTGGATACCAATGAAATGGTGCCAGCACTGCGCCGTGTTCGTAATAACATCCTTCTCAATAGCAATAACCTGATTGAATGGTTGCAATCAGAAGTTGTGCAGGCAGAGCATGTTACTGCTGTTGGTAAGAAGATTCCAAACGGTAATAAGGAAAGTAATGAGCGTTATGTCAACAGTAACTATCACCTATATCCCAGCTACTGTGAATATTGTGACGCCACGGGATCTAAAGCCGTGGGTCAGAAACGATTCATCAACTTGCTGCTTGATTGCTGCAAGAACCAGCTGGGATTAGATGAGGTTCGTACCTTCAGTAAAGGTGGTAAGCCCTTTGTGAAAGGGCTTGCTATCCGTAACTCTGATCAGAAGTTTAAGGATCTTCCTACCATCCTTCCTGAAGGTAATGAACTATAGAAATAGTAAAGAGTAGAACTACTGCGGCTTAGGCGGCCACTGTACGTTCCAGGGGAAACCTTCTTGTTGCGGCACCATGCGAAGCGTTTCGCGGTAGAGCGCCCAAGCACCTTTGCCGTCAGGATTCAGCGGGCTGTCTTCCAGCTGGGTCCAATCACATTCGGCTAGATGGCGGTTGCGATCTTCTCGGACAGCCTTGCTCTGTTCTGCGTCTTTGGCGAAACAGTATGCCTCGTACTGCTCAGCGGCGGTATGTACCACGCCTTGGTCGTCGGTGTAGTCCTGGAAGACAGGACCGGCGATGTAGTGCGTAAACCACTGCCCGTTCACCTCGACCACGCCATCACGCTGGCTGTACTGATAGGGCGGCACGGTGGTGGCTTGTGGGCCTTCCAGCACGGGGTCGTAGCCGAAATCGCTGATGATCTCAGCGGTCAGCTGCGGCGGGAAACTGGTGTTCGGATTGTCGGAGCGGAATTGGCTGTCGGTGATGACGGCGCCGGTGGTGCGGTTGCGGAGTTCCATGGTGATCAGGCAATAGCGAGGCCGATATAAGTAGCCCCGTTGACGTTGGCGTTAGCCGTGGCTTCTTGATTGACGACAAAGCCGCTGTTGTCTGGATCAATCCAATCCAGCGTGGTGACTTCTGCGGCAGTGCTGTTGAGATAAAGCAGTGGATCGTTGCCGGAGACGATGCCGCGAGCGGTGTCAGCGACTAACCAGTTGCCCGTTGAATCCGTCCTCTTTATGAGTACGAACTTTGCACCGGCAGTAAAGCCACAGTTAATCGTTTGACTGGTGCCGTTGCCGGTAAAACTGAAGCACTTGCTCACGCCGGGGCAGGAGGCGAAGAGGTAGGCGATGTAAGTGCCAGAGGAAACATTGACACTATTTGCAGTCCCAACAGTGAATACACTAGAAGTAGGAGCAGTATTATTCCATCTGGTAGACGATGCTTGAGACGCATCGGTGCCAAATAGCAAAAAGTTAGTCGCGCCCGTGGCCGCACTGTACACAGTCCAGTCATTTCCTACATCCCTTCGCCTAACAATCATCAACTCCGGCGCCACGCCGAGGTTATGGCTCACCGTGCGGGCTGATCCCGTGCCGGTGTAACAAACGGCGTCGAAGTAGCCGGGGGCGCGGCGGAAGTTCCAGTTGACATAAGTTAAAGACGATCCATTAAATCCGCTTCCTGTGTATTTAATTCCGACCATCGTATCCCAAGCCACAGAAGAGCTGAATTCTTGATCTGTGGAACTTGAATCCAAGTAATTTACGCCTGTCATACGCGCATTCCACGCAGCACCGCCGGCACCATCTCTGCGTTTATTAACGGCAACATCAGTAAGAACTGAAGATCCTGCTGTAGTAGCAGAGCCAGTGCCGGTACGAGCTACAACCTCAAACACCTTCGTGGCATCGGTGGGCGTCTTCATCGGCCCACGGCGAATGGCGATGTAGATGTAGGTCTCGCCAGAGTAATTAGTATCAAAGCCAGCAGCAGTTAATGTAAATCCTGTGGGGTTGAGCTGCGCCTTGTTCGATGAGCTTGTAAAAAAACTTTCGGTATTAGAAGAGTTTGCTGCCAAAACAGGCATCCAGGGTGACACAGAAGGATTTATGATGCCTCGCATGTTGTCTATTATCGCCCATTCAGCACTTCCGGACGAACGCTTGATCAATAGCCATTGCGGCTCCCAGCCAAGGTTTATCTCATTGGTTGAGCCATTACCCGTATAGCTCCCACATTTCACCACACTGTCATTGCCGCTATCGCCAAACCCGCCAGCGTCGTGCGCGAACAGGTAGGCGACGTAGGTGCCGCCGGAGGCGTTCACAGTGGCATCAGTGCCAAGACTGAAGACGGTGCTGGTTGGGGTGGTGCTATTCCAGCGAGTTGTGCCTGTTGCTTTGGCTGCAGTGCTGTTGAGCACCATGTATTCAGTGTTGGCGAGGCTACGGTGATAAACCTGCCAGTCGCCTGTGGTGTCTGTTCGCTTAACAATGATGCACCCAGGCACGCTGCCAAGGTTGTGAGCAATGGTGCGGTTGCTGCCGTTGCCTGTCCACGTCACCACATCAAAGAACTTGGCCTGCTCGCGGAAGGTCCAAGAGGCGTATTTGCGTGTATCTGAATTGATGTTTACGGTGGCTTCAACGCCTAGCGTAAATCCATCACTATTAAACGAGGTAAAGTCCGTTGTTGTAGTCGCTTGAGCGGATGTTGCGTCAGTTGACAGTGACTTGTTGTAGCCCCTGACTGTATCAAAAAGTCTGTGCGGTACACCTAGGTCACGATTTTTTATCCAAACCAGACCCCCCTTCCCGCTCAGATCAATCCCATTCGTAATCGTCTGCGTGCTGTTGTTGCCGGTGTAGAGCCAGGTGCTGAAGACATCTTCAATGTAAGTCTTTGCTGCACTTGCTGCACCAGCAGCACCCATCTGTAGTAACCGAGATATAGGATCCATCGTTTATCAGTTCGTGTAATTGATCAGGCTAGAAGCACGCCAGCGAGTGCCACCATCATCGGTAACAAACATAAAGAGGTGTGTTTTACCGGTGGTCAAGGTTGGTGCTACGCCACCAGGCCACTCTACACCACTGAACCAGGTGATCGTTCCACTGGTGTGTGTTAATTCTAGTGTAAATGCAAATGCACGAGAAGAAGGTACATTACTAACAGTAAATGTACTGTTGCCGTTAATTGTTTTAGTAAAGTAATTACCAGCAGAGCAATCAATATCTAGGGCTGCAACAGCGACAATATTGTTATCGTATGCACCAGTAAGCTGCATTCGACCAGCAGCTGTTAAACGCATCCGCTCCGTTGGGCTGCTTGTTCCATCTGCGGTTGTGAGGAAGACCAACCTGCCCGGCATGTCATTCGCTGAGGGGGTGCCGTCTACCACGGCTCTGATCTGAGCGCCACGAACCATGTTCGTGCCATCTGCGCCTTCAAAATTTATTTCACCAAAATCATCCCCATCGGCAACGATTGTATTTGACCCAACCGCAGTTCCTCTTGACTTAGAGATGACAATTCCACATGGAGCAGTATTGTTAGAGTTTCTAGTAATTGACAGAAAGCTTGTATCTGCACTTGTGCCCTCAATTTGAAAAACAGCCGTTCTAGCTCCAACATTAAAGTTTGCCCTTGCACTACTCGTCCCCACCAGCAGGCGACCCGAACTGTCGAGGCGGGCTTTTTCGCTGCCTGCCGGTTCAAACGTAATCGCTGTGCCTGTTTTGGATCGTAAACCCAAAACAGTTCCGCCATAAACTAAGTGATCACCATTGGTTCCCCTGTCACTATTTCCAAGTCTTAATGCAACATAACCACCCGCATCTGAGTTGTTTAGGAAAACGCCGCTCTCTGCTGCTTGGTTTTTCTCAACATGAAGAACGGCCTGCGGTGCCGTGGTGCCGATGCCGACGTTGCCAGTTGATGTGATGCGCAGGCGTTCAAAAGCGGCGGATCCGTCTCTTGTGTTTATAAAGAAATGCGAAGACCAGTTAGTTGGACTGGTGTATTGAGTTACTGATGCAGTCAGTTCTGCACCTGGCTCAAACGCGGTTCCACCATATGCTTGAAATGGTATGTATCCAATGTTGTCGCCTGTCTGTACTGCAGAGAGACTGCTCAAAGAGCCACGTGCTTTGCGAAAAATAATTGACGTAGCGTTTATTGCATCGGCAGCCTTAATTGCAGTAAAGCTGCTCCCTGATGTTGTATTTGTTGCCGCTAAGTAGCCAAGGCTGACCGTCCCTCCTCCAATGTCAGTAGGTGAGCCTTGGCGTACAACGCCACTCGCATCAACAAACAACCGCCCCGTGCCAGCCGTGCTGATTGCTACTTGGTCTGCACCAGGGGAGTAGATGCCGGTGTTGGTGTCGCCAGTGAAGGAAATAGTGGGGCTACTTGCGCTTCCTGCGCTGAATTGAATAGAGGAAGCCTTACCGTCAAGAAGCTGGGCTTTTGTTTGCGACATCTAACTGGCTAATCGTTGTCCTTACTTATCATTTTACAGTCTTTACATTTCTTGCACCAGGTTTTATCGCCAGGAATGACCTCAGTTCCATATTCAAAGTCATCGTAATCTGGTTGATTACGAATCCAACGTGCAAACTCTTCAATGTATTTTTTGATGAGTTGTGTTGGCATAATCAAAGAAAACCAGGTAGTTGTGGGCCTTTAGGTCCAGGAGCTTTTAGTGGTTTAAACCCGCGTTCAATTAATTGATCCATGTAAGGAGAATCAAGATGCGGGGTTTTAAGAATTGCGTTAGGCGGGGAATAACGAATTGTGCGTGCAACTAATGGGCCATCTTGTTCTTGTCCGTAATCAGTGCGAAAACTTTGTTCAGGAATATCAGTACCAGCTTGTTGATAACTCTGGAAACCTTTTAGATACTCACGTAAAAAGCCAACGCTATCACCACCATTTGCCATTGCCGTAGGGAAATCGTTATCCATCATCATGATCAGAGTTCTTTTTGTAGTTCAGCAAGAGCACGCCGACGTTCCAATAAGCTACCGGCTAGGTTATTTGTTTGATATTTTTGAGTTCCTCCTTTATCAGCTTCCTTAATGGCAGCATCCGCTTTACGAGAGAACCAATTTAATGGATTTAAAAAGTTAAGGTCAGCTACTTCAGCAATTTGATTTGAGTTTTTTTGCATGTATTGAGCCAGGAAGTCGGCTCCGGTTTCTTGAGGTGCATTAAGGTCCTCTTCATGCATTGGAAAATTCATCACAAACCTCCAATGAATGCTTGAACTCGGTTACGCACAGGAAGGCGGACAGTGGTTGCCATGTCAGCTTGACCTGCAGTAGCTGCTTGTTGTGCAGCTTGTTCTGCCAAAGGGTTTAAAGTTTCCATGGTTGGACCCATCTCACCTTGTGCTCGGGTGCCTAGATCACCCATCTGAATCTCCTCTACTGGAGCAGATGCTCCAGCAAAGCCCTTGGTTTCAGGGAATGTTGCGGCTAATAAAGGATTGTAAGCACCGATAGCACCGCCAGCTTGTGCCATTGGAGTTTTGTTATATTTCTCTATCCAGATCTTCATACCAAGATCTTCTGCTTCTGCAGCTTTTTGTTGCTTAATTAGGTTCTGGTACTGCGCCATCTGAGACTTGTACTCATCTCCTTGAGAACGGTCAATAGTGCCGCCAGGGGCCAGACCTTTCACAATAACACCGGGTTGAACGGTTCCAGCAGGGATGACAGCAGGTTGTGTTGCAGGAATAAAAGGTTCAACAACACTGCCAGGAGGCAGCACGCGGCCAAGTAGGGATGGATCTGCTTGTGCAGCGGGCATTGTTTGTGCGTTAGCACCCCGGCCTGCAAAGAATGGGCCACCACCAAATAAGAAATTTGCACCAGGAAATGTAGGCGTCCAGTTAGCTTTTGGTGCACGCTTTGAACCGCGCTGACCACCTTGGTACGGCATTGTTTATAAGAAATCCTTTCTTACAATAGTAACACTGGGACACAGGATCTACCAATGCAAGTTATTCAAACCTTTCCAAAGGGTACAACTATTGAATTAGGTGAAGATCAACACAATAACCAAGTGCACAGAGTTTGTACGCCAGGGGGATCTATGTGTCGGTATGTTGAACCTTACCATTGCGCATTAGTTTATGCTGAGCAGTTCGAGGAATTCTATTCAATTGCTCCTGAGGGTTCTTGATAACGTAGTTGAGACATACAAATGTACTGCTGAGA